CATTAGCATCAATAACTGCTGCAGTGTTGTTTGTTTCATCACAAACAACCACATAATCAAAGATACCTCTCTTTGCTTGAACATCACGCAAGAATGGTTCAATTGTATTTACGAAGTTTGTTCTTGTAATTTCATCGTTAAACTCAAACAGTACATCTTTGGCAGCACGAGAAATAGCATCCTCAAGGTAGATGAAAAGTCTACGAACATTAATACGATCAAATGCCGATGTTCTTGCTAATCCGGTCTTATCACCGAATAAAATAATACCAGATCCTGGTGAGAAGATAACTGGATTGATTCTATTGGAGTAGAGACGATCTCTTTGAGACTTATTTGGTGTGTAGGCAAGTTTAACCGCATTTAATATAGCACCTCTTGACGTACCAGCAGGAGAATACCAAGGGAAGAAATTAATATCACTACGAGCACATAGACCAGCAATATCACCGTTTAAAGGAGCATATCTATAAGTATTTGCAAATCTATCATACATATACTTATATCCAGAATCAAATACTGCATAAGATGAAGATGCAATTGGTGAGAAGAAACTAATTACATTACTTGTAATGTCTTCTGGGGTTTTGACTGTAACTCCACCCTCTACTGGATTATCTGTAAGAGCGGCACCTCTATATGGAGAAATAAATGCAATTGCATCTTTTCTTAGTTCGGCAACCGAAATAAGTTTGTTTGCTAGTTCCTGTGCGGTTTCTTTGGCATATCCAGCAGAACCCATTAGTAGGAAATCTACTTTGATATCTTCAGTATTTTCAAATAAATCATATCCATCCTTAAGTTCTGCCAACGTTGCAGTAAGAGCACCGGCAGTACTAAGATTGGTTCCGCCATCATAATTAAGACCACCTGCTAAGGTGTAAGTATTAGCACCTGCTGCGCCAAAGATTACATTCTCTGCAGGTTGGTCCCATCCATTATCAGTTGTTAAGTCAAATTGACCGGCATCAAATCCTGTTGTGGTAATTCCTGCAGGTGCTCCACCGGCAAAAATAGTAGAAGAACCCTCTGCAATATATTTTCTCCAATAAGCAGTGCTTCCTGCAGAAAACTCAGCATCAGTTGCCTTAGAAAGACCTAAGTGCTTCTCAAGAATTGTTCCGGCATTACCAGTAATAGTTCCTAAGTCGTCAATAACTACTACGTGAACTTCATCAAATCTAGATCCTCTTGGTTCTGCAAAAGATGAAGTTCCGGGAGCACCGGCAAGATTATTCCACTGAATATTAGAATTAGTTAGAGTAATGTATTGCTGACTAAACCAATCAAGTTCACCAGTATAAGCAGCACTTCCCAAAGTAACTCCAGTGCCGGACGTTACGATGCCAACATTTCCAGTTTCGGTAAAGCACCAAGTTCCATCTTGCTGATAATCAACGGATGTTTCTGTTCCAGCAGCAGATACGTGACTTAGAACTTTAACTTTTACTTCTGATTGACCAACTTCAGTGATAATACCTTTTAAATAACCGTCAAGAGAACTTCCGTTTGTAACATCAGTTTTACCCACTACAGATTGAGTTACGCCATAACCAACTTGAATCGTAGTTCCAGTTGTTGTGGATGTATAACTTCCAAAAGAAAGTTGTACATTAGTTAAAGAAATAGCATTTAAAGTTGGCTTATTGAGATAAACAGTACCAACACCAATTGAAGATACTGTTGTTCCAGAATCAATAATTCCAGTTTCTATTTTTAAAGTTTGTCCAGATAAAATACCAGTTGTTGTAATGCCAGTAACAAATGTAGTAGTGATTCCAACATCTCCATCAGATGCTGTTGCAACTCCAACAAAAGTAGTGTTTGTTACTGAAGTTGTGGATATACCACTTAAAATTTGGTCTGCTTTGGAGTCAATAATTGCTACTTTAATTCCGTTTGCCCAAGAACCAGGATTTCTTGCGGCAACAGTAACTCCAGTAATGGTATTTTCGTCATATCCAAGTTCTTCATAATTATCTAAACTCTTAATCTTTACACTACTTGCAGAACCAACAAAAGCATTTTTGGTGTTGGCGTCATCTGCTCTGACTACCTGTAGTGAACCACCATAAGAAAGATAAGAGGATGCTGTTAACCAATGCTCATAATGCTTGTCGGTCGAATATGGTTGACCAAAAGTTTTCAGTAAATCATTTTCGTTCTCCACTAAAAATGGAGAATCTACAGGTCCTTTTTCGAAAGGTGCAACAATTGCTCCAGTTTTATTAGAAGATGGTTGTGTTCTACCAGTGGTTAGATCAACTTCCCTTACTACAATTCCAGGAGATGCTAAATTTAGCGGCATCTTTATTCTCCGTTATCCCGAATTATTCTAAAAGTATTTATAATTTCCTCCTCTTTCAACAAGTTATCTATCTATAATCCCACATATAATTCCATTGAGTAGATACATCTCCATATTCATCCACATTCCAGATATCATGAGTTTCTAATTGATTATCTGAAGTAGCATTCATCCATCGATCTCCGGTTTCTTTTTCTACAAAAACTTCCATATCTTCCAACCCATCAGAGATAAATCCGAATGGTGCCATATCTTGATCAATTTGATTTTTTTGTTCTTCATATATTCTCTTACGGATATCATTATCCGTCATTTCTTTGAAATAATCTTGGGCAACCAACCAGGCAAAGATTACAAGGCACATTACCAAATCATCATTACAACCTTCTTCTGCCGCAAAAGAATTGTGTTTCTGAATGAATGTGGTCATTTCAGAAATAATATCATAATCATTTATTAATAACTTATCATCTTCAATCAATAATTTTAAATTAGAACATCCTAATTTTTTAACAGCGGCAGTTGTTCTAACCCCAAGTTGAGACTTTTTGCCACTAAATCCAGATCCAACTATCTGACCCGCACGCCCTCTCATAGAGCACATTAAAATATTATCATATTCTAAATCAAAATGAAGAATATTTGCTACTTGATCTCCAATATCATTAACTTCAACCAATGCCCAACAATTATTATATCCTTTTGCTACCTCATGTATGATACTTGGAAATAGCATAGGTTTAATCTCATTATTTTTATACTTTCCAACGACTCGATAAGGAAAATTTGTTATATCAAATATCACAAAAGCAGAATAATCATTTCCTATTCCACGAGCAACGTCAACTGTCATTAAATAACTATGATCTTCTTTAGGATCTTCGTAGATATCAAGACCTTTACTTCTTTTTATTGGATCATCATATACTAAAATTTTAAGTTTTGATGGATTAATTAAAGTTCCAATAGACCCTAAAAATTCACATAAGTGCTCTGCTCTAAACTGCTCCTCACTTGTGTTTGCAATAGTTTGTGCCTTCCATTCCTCATCTCTACCAGGAACTTCTGACCAATGAACTTCAGTTGCAACAAATTGGCTTTTATTTTTTTCCGCATCATGCCACATTCGATAGAAGTGGTTCATACCTTTTGGGGTACTTACGATAATAACTTTGGTTGATTTACCGGAAGAAATTGTAGGGTAAACTGATGCAAAGAAATCATCTGCAATATGATTCGGAACGAACGCAAATTCGTCCAAGAAAATAATGTTAAAAGACATTCCTCGGACAGCAGATGCAGAAGTGGATGCTGCAATAATCTTAGATCCATTCTCTAATTCTAGAGATCCTTTGTTCCAAGACACAATGCCTTGTTGCATCCATTTTGGAAGATTTTCGTAAGATAACTGAAGTCTACTTAAAATCTCTCTTGAGGTTGATGCCTTGTTTGCAAGAATGCCAACATTTACATTATCATTAAAAACAATATAGTGCAATAAGTAAGATACTACGGTTGTTGTCTTTCCAACCTGTCTAGGCATTTTACAGATATTAAATCTATTCTTATGGAAGTTCTTAACCAATCTTTCCTGGAATGGCCACATTTCAAATTGAACAAGACCTTCATCAACGTTAACGATCTTGATATATTTTTTGGCAAAATAAACGGGATCTTCTTTACATCTCAAAAACTCAATAATCTGTTCTTCTGTAAATTGAATTGATGTATTTGCTCTTTTTAGATTAGGGTTAGAAAGATATGCATCACCCTGTTTTAGTTGAATATCTTCAATTGGCATAATTACCTACTAACTTCTTCCCAGTCCATAGAAGCAACTACTGTATTATTATTAGCATTTGAAGCAACAACAAGAGCAATTTCAAAAGGTGTTGATGTTAGTCCATTTCTTTCCAACTGAAACTTAAAGAGTGCTTCTTTGAGAATATCAATTTGAGTTGTTCCTTGATTTGAAGCACTAAAAAATCCACTTCCAAGTATTCTTCCACCAGTGTAAGAAGTTCCAGTAATGTTATAATTCACAGCACTATCATCACCAGCACTTACCCAATCTCCTCCCCCAGTAGTGCCAGATGCTCTAATCTGCCAATTGTAAGCACCTGTAGCAATTGGCATTACTGAAAGTGCCGTGAGAATTACAATCGCATCCAAAAAATTTGGTGATGTTTTGAGACGCAAACTAATGATAGGATAAAAAGTTCCCTGAGTTGTTAAAGTTCTTGGAGATGTGACCGCAATTCCTACCGCCTGCTGTATTCCACGAAGTTCATAACCACCTTCTGAAATAACTGTAGAACAAACCTGTTTGAGATTACTTACACTGGTAGTTATTCCAGTATTGGCAATCTCATATCTTATTGGAAGTGATGCTGTTGTAATATAAGTTGATTCAATTATGTTTGCGTGATGAAATGAATGGCAATGAATAAACTTCCCATCAATTACAAAACCCATTCTTACTGTTCCAAGTCCTAACCATTCAATATCCATCCATAAGATTTGTGCTTTAGATAGATTTAATGTGATACCAGAAATACCAGTTCCATCCAATTTATCAATGTTCCAACTTGACTGAGCAACTTTTGTTTCAGACCCAGTTGATAAACTTCTTTCTACAAAATATGCAGTATTCCCATCAACTTCAAAATACATTCCATTATCAGCACCAAAATATCCAACTCTTTGACGAAGATTTGTTTTTGGTGCGTTCATCACAAATGTATTCAATACCAACAAAGATTTTCCTGGTTGATATGAGAATGTTTTTGTGGTTTCTCTAATCACAGAACAACCGGCAGTAGTTCCAATACCTATATTAATTAAACCTTGTGTAGTTACAAATCCAACTGTAGAACCAGTTCCTACAACTAAACCACTCCAAAGATTGTTGTCTCTATACCTATGAGAACTATCGAAAAGTGTGAGTGGATTTGATACTCTTAAACGACCAAATGCATCGTGCTGGTCTAAACTTGGTTGATATAAATGAGACATTAGACTACCCTCCAGGAATTACTTTTCCAAATAAATGTAAGTGATCCATAATCAAAAGCAAGAATTGCTCTATCTCTACCATCAATCAAGTCTGATCCTGTTGGTAGAATCGTAATATATCTATTAGTTCCTTTCGATGCTTCCCCTAATTCGTCTTTAACAACAAAAACTTTTCCTTCTCTATCTGCTCTTGGAAGAGTAATAGTGACTGCACCTGCATAATTTACGCCGATATAATAATCCTGTGCTTTAATTGTATATGAAGATGTAGTCACGGATGTTATGGGAACATCCATATAAGTGAGATTCGTTTCACCCCCTCCACCAAGAGTAGAGAGTTGTTGCTGTACTCTATTTAGAAATAGTTTATAATGCTTCTGTAAATCTTCAAAGGACGTAAAGTTTTGATCTAATGGAGTTAAAGGATCAGAATTTTTAGTTTGTGATGGTTCTGCTAATAATCCAAGAGATCTTTCAATAAGATTATTTTTAACTTCTTCTTTTAGACCTCTTTTATTTTTAATCCATTCATCAGGTATCATTTTGTGTTTCTTCACAAAATCATCATGAAGTTTTCTAGGAGAAATATCAAAAACATCGCAAATAGTTCTCATCAACTTATCTATTGATGAGTAAGAAATGTCTTTTAATGATACAAGTTCTTTTTCTAAGGAAGATACAGGATCTTTGGTATTATCTTTTTGAGTTTTTTCTATTTTTGCCAAACGATCATAATAATCGGGAAGTTCATCTAAATGCTGTGATGCAATTACTGATGCTAATTCGGAATCATTAGTATGTTCTTTCTCAACTTTAGTTCCTTTTTTAAGTTGATCTTTAATTTTAGAAACAGGAACATTATGTTTCTTTGCAAGTTCTTCTGGAGTTTTATGAGACTTCAATTGCTCAACAAAAAGTTTATCAAAAGAGTCTCCAATTAGAGAATCTATTTCTTCCTTCTTCTTTCTTTTTTCTTCTGCAACTAATTTAAAAAGGTCTGATAGGTCACTCATTTATTATTACCATTTTACTTTATTTGCCCAATAAGCAGCACTCATTTTTCCTTTCGCAATATTCTTTGCGTGTCTGGTTTGAAATCTCTTACGACGATTTGCGTATTCTTTTGATTCTCCCTCTTTCTTTGGAGAACCTTTTACACCTCTTTGCCCAAAACGAATTAGTTTTTCTTTCCCTCCCTCACAAGCCTTTACGACGTGAGACTTACCCGTGAGAGAATCTCCCACGGGATCAGACTTTGGGGAATTGCACTTCATTTCTGATTTTTTTGCTTCGGCAATAAATTTTGAAAAAGTTTTTTGTTCTTTTATCGGAGATTTTAATAATTCTGGTTTGATTAAATCAATTATTTCGACAAAATCATTACCATTTGCATCCTGAAGTTTCACATCTTCCTCTACATTATGTTCTCCACTATGAAGATAATCTGCTGCAGCATCAATATAATCTGCTGCTTTAGTAATTTTTGACTGAACCCAAGCCTCAATATTACCTTCCCCCTTTAATTTTCCACGAAGTCTCTTTGCCGCAGAAATAATTGTGGATAATTCAGAACGAGCCATAGAATATTCGTGGTCTGGTTCCTTTGATTCATTTGCCGGATGAACCTGAGCAATACTAAACTTCATCTGATTTGATGATAAACTTGAAGGTATTGAGAACATATCCCAGTACTTAGGACCATACTTGCACTCACCACGAGTTTCATCTTTCTCGCACTTAGGGCAATAACGAATCATTTCCATTTCCTCCTTTACTGGTACGCAGTTTGGAACTAATTTTTTACCTTTCTTTTTCATACCTTCTTGCTTATATCCATCCCAACAATCTTCTGATTTTGTTCCCCAATTAGCAGCACCAACTTTACGACACTTAACCAATGCTCCAGACGCATATGCACTTGGCCAAACATCATATCTGGACTTTACTTTATTATAGCAAGCATCTTTTTTGCCACTACCTTTTCCTTTAATGTCCTTTTCTTCGTTCATTTTCTTTTCTGATTTGTCGGTAGGAACATAAGTTGGTTTTGCCGCTCCAGATTTTTCTGGTTGATTTGGATCTGCGGCACTTTTTCTTCTTTGGGCAGATATTCTTTCTTTTTTAGTCATACTTGCTCTTTTATCTGAAGAAACACACTTGGGTGTCCCTTCTTCACCTTCTTCGCGGGCACAAGGTTCTCCAGAAATTACTTCAACCCAACCGGGTTTTCCGTCAACCGATTTTGAACTCTTGAACCATTTATGTAAAGAACCCATCTAAAGTATATGACTTATTCCTTATTATTTAGAAAACCTTGCTTCAGTAACTTCGACAACTCAGATGTGGACCCAACAAATACGGCATTATTTGTTACGTTATTTGAAACTTTAGTATTATCTTCTTGAACATCTTTGAGTTTTTTCTGCAAATCTATGAGTTTATCCGTCGTATCTGCAACACTCTTAATAAGTTGTCCAGCTACTTCATATGCTCTTGGACTTCCTCCTTCACCCGCAAGTTCCATGATTCCATTAATTGCTTCTTGACCTTTTTCAATTAATGAATATAAATTTGCTCTTGTATATTCGTAGTCTTTTTTTATATCATCTGTTTGTGCTGGAATAATATCAATCGTTGTAGGCGTTTTTTCCACTTCAACAATACTACTCTCAATATTCAAAGCCTTATCCAAATCGTCATAATTATTTTTCATAATTTATTAAATATCTTTTTGTTGAGTTGGACTGTAAACTTTACCATCAAAGAACATTTCTAAAGATTCATTAAATCCAAAATCATCGTCTGGTCCAGCATCAACTGGGTCTGGGGTAACTGTATAACGCATTTCACGTTTAGCAACAGATGTGTCAGTTCCTGTATAATAATCGACCTGTACTTTTCTGATAAGACCATCCGTGCTGTCTGCAATTGGTCCGAATAGATAAGTTTTTGCTGTAAAGTTTAAAGTATATATTAACGTTCTACGAGTTGAATAATCTCCTTCATAATCATCAGTAAAAGATACACTATCCAACACTACTGGTATATCTCTTTTTTCTCCGATAGAATCAACTAAATCTACAGTTAAATTGAATGATGGTTGAAAACTTGGAAGAATTTGCTCTACTATCTGCAGTGCATCATCCTGAAGTTTAGTCATAATATTTAATTGAAATCCAATATTATATGGAACTGGCATATAAACTTTTTTTATCGTATCACCATTTCCGCAAGTTTTAAATGATTGAGTTACATTTGCCTTTCTTGTTGAATCATACTGAATTGAGGTCATCTCAAAAGATATTCTGGGAAGGGTAATCTGAATAGCTTTGTTTAATTCGGATTGTTGATCAATTCTAGCCAAAAACTTTTGCATAGGTCCATATGCAAGAGGAACCTTTATTTGACTAATTCCAATATCAGAGGAGTTTTTATGTTCGATATAAATGTTATTGAAAAGAGTACCAAATGCGGTAACAGTTTTTCTAATAATTTGGTGGTAAAAGTAGGTTCCTAACGTTTTCCCGTACCCGTTTATTCAAACATTGTCGTATTATATATTTATAGTATCAATAAGAACCAAATGGATTAGATTCGGAAAAATCTAAAATTAGATCAGCTTCAGTTTGAATCTGCAAATTATCGCCGTATTTATCATAAGGATTCCAATTATCATAATTACTTACTGAGTATTGAGCATTGGAAATCGATCCAACAATTGTTTCTCCTGGGAAGAATCCTTCTGGCGTTACATTATCCACAAAAGAAACCTTAAGTATTTTAGTATCAAAATCCCAAGATTTAACTCTTGCTTTTGTACCAGATCTAGAACCGGTTACAATTTCATTAAATGTATATGAACCAGTACCTGTTATAATAGGAGGACCATCTATAATAACTTGAGGTATGGAAATATATCCTACTCCAGGATCCTTAATTGCTATTGAATCTACAGTTTGTCCACTACCTACTACTGCCATTGCAATAGCAGTAGATCCAAATCCAACATTTCCTACTATTCTTACTGAAGGTACTGTTGAATATCCAACACCACTATCGTTAACTGTTATGGAAATGACGCCCAACTGAGATGTTTCTATTGAGCAAGTTGCTGCTGCACCCGCACCATTCCCTATAATTGAAATGCTAGGAGCAATAGTATATCCGGCACCAGCATTTTTCAATACTATATCCTTTATTGAATAAGTTCCGGATTTAACTTCAGTAATTACTTCTGCAGATGCATTTATACCACCAAAAGGTGCAGAGGATATATTTACTGTGGGTTGAGAAGTATATCCATATCCATCATTATTTAAAGTTATTTTTCTAATATATCCAGTTCCAACCGTTGCCGTTGCTGAAGCAGTTCTACCAATGCCAATCAAACTTAGAGTTGTAATATATCCTTCATCTTGAATCTGAGTATCAATTTCATGAATAGATGTATCGATAACCTCATCCTCATATTCAAATAATTCACACCTTAATTCATAAACGTATAATTTTCCTAGTTGATAAAATGGTTGCTCATGCTCAACAAATTTAACTTCAAACAATCTTTGCCCTAGGGGAAAATATACTAAATCTCCTTCTCTAGGTCTTGATGACAAAACAATCTCCTCATCACTTTCCGATTCTAAAAACGGAGAAATAAAATCTTCATACCTTTCTTTGGAAATAATCAAACTTAGATCATCTTTTAGACTCATTCCAAATTTTGTAAGAATATCGCCCTGACCAGAATACCCATCATAATTATTAACATACGCTTCTAAAGCGAAGTTATCATCAAATTTAGAAGAAGAAACTTCTTTAAGTATTGTCTCTCTTCTAACAAATTTTCTAGGAATATAGACTACCTCTACTCCATAGATTTTTAATTGTTCATTGATTAATTCTTGAACAAGTCTTTGTTCATTTGGCGATCCTTGAAGGAAGAAGGGATTTAGTGCCATTATTATCCAATAAAATCGTAGGGTGGTAATTCATAATCAAGTGCCATTCTCTGTTTAATATCTGCTATTTCTCTTTCGGCATCTTCATATAATTCTCTGCCATTCAATTCAATTCCTCCTGGCAACTTAACTCCTCTAAATTTAATTAGATTTTGACCCCATTGTCTTTTCATAGTAGCGGTTAAGTATTTTTTCAAGAAACTATCATTATAAACATTGGTAAAGGTATTTGGATCTAAAATTCTGTAACAATCGATTACAAGGAAATTTCCCACTTGCTGTGCTTTCCAGTCTATATCCAAATACATTCTACCTTGTCTCTTATTAAATCTAATCTGCTTATCAGTTGTTAAAAGAAAGTCAATATCTTCTAGATAACTTTTAACCATAGAATATTGTAATAGATCAACGGAGTTAAAATAGTATAAATCATTTAAAAATAATTGATATTTAATACTAAACATTCCGCCAGAAATAGAACTAGTATCAAATTTAAATACCTTTTCAATTCCAATTATTGAGTCTGGGACCTGAATAAAATTCGAATTTTCGTAGAAATTAGATGTTATGGTTCCAAGTCCACTTATATTTGTTGATGTTCCTGTAGTTGTAACTAAACCAACTCCTCCAGTATTTGCCGCAGATCCTCTATCAATATCTTCTTGCGTTAATTGATACTTGAGATACATTCTCTCAACACCATCAAAATGCCTTTCCTGGAAGTACTGTAGGGCATCATCTACCAAATCATCTATTTGGTCATCGGCAATGTTAATCTCTAATACAGGAGCACCCAGACGCCTTAGGCAGTAATCTATAAGTCCTTGTCTACTTGTTGGTTTTGCCATTAATAGGATCCTCCATCTATAACGCTAGACCAAACTGGTGTTCCAGCATTATCTGTTGTAAGTATATAGTTTGTATAATCTATAGAAAAGTCTGTGCTTCCTGTGGAAACCATCAATCCATCAGAGTTAAAATATGCAACTCCGCTAGTATAATATGGTCCATAATATAATCCTTCAGAAATTGTGACAATTCCTGTTACTGTTGCATTTCTTGCAGTAAATTCATCAAATACTAGGTCATCTCTAACATAGAGATCTCCACCAACATAAACATCATTATTAAAAGTACTAATACCTACAAAAGTAGATACTCCAGTTACAGTTAAGAAATTGACAGTAGTTATTCCTGTTACTGTTGCATTTCTTGCAGTAAATTCGTCAAATACTAGATCATCTCTAACGTAAAGATCACCATCAATATAAACATCATTATTAAAAGTACTGACACCAACAAATGTGGATATTCCACTAACATTTAAAGATGTGACTGATGCTATTCCACCAATGACATTTTCAGCAAGCGAGGCAAATCCTCCAGAAGAACCAGAAATACTGGAAACTACTTTAATAGCATTCTGTTGCCCAACCCTTACTTTTATATCTGACATTATCTAGTTACCCCTTCTCTAACTAGAACCATACCCTCGATTACTTTATTTTTAATACCATAAGCATCAGTAATCAACACATCATAAACATATCTTCCGGGTTTTATATCTTTAGTTTGTTCTGAAGATAGAGAAATGTTAATCTTTCCAAGTGTTGCAGGTATCTCAATTATTGAAGTAAAAGTTATTGCCGTAGAACTTCCCGACCACTTTCTCATTTGAGAATCAACTTCAAAGTCGGTTAAGTTAAGAAAAGAATTGTTCTCAGAAGATTCTAACGTAAAAGTTTGACTAAAATCAGAACCAGCATTAATTACTAAGTTATTTACGTATACTGCTGCCATCTATCTTTTTAGTTCTACAATTTATTTATATGTGCCAATAGTTGCTAAAACTTCCTGCTGCCTCAGATACAGTTTACAATAAAGTTTTGAAAATATTTTCAATTCATCGACACTTAGGTCATCAATAAATCTAGAATGTTTTTCGTATTCAAACAATTTATCAATAGTTTTTAGTTCAATATCATCTGGATCCATTAATCAACTCCTTTAATAGAGATTTAATTTCGTCTACATCTTTTTTTAATTGATCTAACTCTCTTTTTTGAAAATCTCTATTATTCAATGAATTTACATATTGCGTATATGCATTGGTGTCGCAATTAACTATTGCGCCAGATTTTTCATCTCTATAAAGATTTGGGTGACCTTTTACTGGAATCATCTTATAGCAATGCTCCTCAAATCTTTGAATCTTGGATAAAGTGCTTGATTGGTACCAGAAATAGAAACCTTAATTATGTATCCAACAAATTCACCCAAATTACTTGCAGTAAACTCATAGTCTCTAAATTCTTCATCTAAACTTTCTGGAACTCTAACATCAGGCAATCCACTATTCTTAGATGTATTAATAACATCCAAGAATCCATCTTGGTTGTAATCTGCAGTTAAGTTATCATATCCAGGGAACAGTTCGAATGATTGATCAACTTCACTAGAATCTGGTCTTATCAAACTATACATAACTCTAAAATCTGAAGATGTTGGTCTATATGCAGATATGAGAACTTTCAATGAAGTTGCAGGTTGAGAAAGATTTACTGTATTTGAAACATAAATCGCTGCATGTGGATCTTCTACAAAAGAATTAACTCTTCTATCTTGGATATAATCATTGATGGGGTTATTTAATCTATTGTTGAGTAATTCTAAAGAGCAATTCTTCCAGAAAATCATTGGAGAAAGATTCTGGTTTGTGGTTGAAAGATCAATCTTTGCAGTGAATGATTTATTTCTAAATAATGCTCCAAGATAAGTTTCTTCGTTAACATCGGAACAGATAATTCTTGAAGAACTCAATCTATTCAATTCTCCAAGTTCCACGTCTTCATAACCCTGATCTATGAAGGAAGTTTCATTTCCACTTACACTAGTACCACTTACTGTTCTAATTTGAGCAGAAATTGCTGTTGAAGAATCAGGACTAATAACTGCAATGTGAGGAATAATAGAATTGTATTGAATATTCTCTGTTGCCTGAATTTCATCTCCACCTACAGAGTTTTCTGTATTGAACGAAACTTGTGGTGTTCCTGTAAGAGCACCATCAGTAGATCTATTTGTTGCATTAGAATCAAAGTTTGATCTATCAACTTCAATATAATATGAATCTATATCAATATCAGTATCACTAATATTGTGTGTCTTATTAATTCTTCTCAGAGAAATTCCTCCAAGTTCATATTTGTATACCTGACTATTAATGTCATGGTCTACAATCACAGTAGAATTGATTCCTCTGGTGAGGGTTTCTAATAATCCTGCAGAATTAACAGATTCATATCTGATAATTTCATCGCCAATCTTAACATATCCTGGATTTGTTGCACTTACAGTATAACCCTCAAAAGTTCCGAAGATTGCTGTAGATGCAACACTAATTTTCGTATCAAATTTTAGTAATGGTGCCGATAAGTTAGTTGGCGCCAAATCAGTTATTGCATTGTTTATAGAAACCAAATTAGTATTTCCATACATACCATGATCAAAATGACTTACTTTGAAGAAATTGCCAGAATATACTCCACCCAGTGGCGTAGATGACAGAATAGCAGTCGTTGCCAAAGATACTGGAGTTCCAGCATTATTAGAGTAAGTTAATTGGCTACCTACAGTAAAGAATTCTCCTTGTACATTAGTCAAGTATATGGTATCGATACTCTTTCCATTATTTGCAATTTGAGATACTGTAATTCTGGCATCTTTTCCTGCCGCAGGAGAAACTGTTGATGTAACAATACCGACAACATCTCCAA